TCACGATTCAGGTGACCGAAAGTGCCGTGGCTTTTGCGAGAGGATGCCGCCGTCAAGGCGAAGCTTTCTGGCGTCTCTATTGCCACGTCCACTGGTCATCGTGACGTTCCGGTTTCGTTTCAATACCCGGAGACCGAAGCGCAAGAAGCTACCTACCCGGCTATTTTGATTGACCGGGTCAGCGTAGAGCGCGCAACCGACCGCGAGCACCGTGGATTCACTGCGGTTCGGTACCGACTAGAAGATCTTCCGAACCCAGGGCCGGACGATGAGTGGGGTTATTTCGGGGACTTCCCGATTCCCTACAACCTTGACTATCAGGTGACTGCGCTCGCCCGTTTCCGGTCGCACCTGGCAGCACTGTGTGAGCGGCTTTCCAAGGGCGACAAGCTTCCTGCCCGGGGAGGCTGGGTTGAAATCCCCGGAATTGATGTGGTGGCGAGCCTAGATGTCCTCAGCGGGCCGGATCAGTCAGTCGTCATAGACAGTGACGGAAAACGACTCTATTCGGCTACCTGGCTGATTCGTGTCTACACGGAGATGTTTCCGTGGGATCCCCAGCGTTACGAGCCGGTTCGTGTTGTTTCCGGTCGTATTCGCGATTTCGAGGACACCAGAACCCTGATGACCTTCGACAGTGAGAGCTGAGGTGCGTCTTGGCAAATTACCTGACTCCGGGCGTCTACGTTGAGGAGAATCTGACTCCTCCCGGTGGCGGCTCCGGTGCGGCGTCCCTCGCGGTTGGCGCGTTTGTCGGACTCGCGCCAAAGGGGCCGACTGTTCCGACGCGAGTCCGCACGTGGACGCAGTATGTCAACATTTTCGGCGGTTTTGCTGACACGAGCAGCTACCTGCCGTACGCGGTTTATCAGTTCTTCGCCAATGGCGGTAGCTCCTGCTATGTCGTCCGGGCGACGCGTTCTGACGCTACCGCTGCGACGGCGGACATCATGGACTCCACTCCTGAGGGCGAGGGTCCGGATCCCGAGGGTCCGCTGATCGCTCTTCAGGTGACGGCACTTGCCGTCGGTAGCTGGGGGAACAACACGCAGGTCCAGATCATCCCCACTGGTGCTCCCGGCGGGCGTTTTGACCTGCACGTGATTGAGGACGGTGTTGTTCGGGAGCGTTTCGGGGACCTCTCCTCGAATCCTAACGATCCCCGCTATGTGATCAGCATCGTCAACTCCCCGTATGCAGGGTCCACCCTCATCAAGCTGGCCAACCCTAAGGTAGCGACGCCCGGCTACGTCTATGATCCCGACACGGACGTCATCCCGGCGCAGACGGTCTCTCTCAGCGGTGGCACCGACGGCAATGCGCCGTACGACTACACGGCCGCTGCAAAGCTGCTGCAGGACGTTCCGAACACCACCTTTGATCTGAACGTCCCGGGCATCTCTGACCCGAACGGTACTCAATCCGATCATTGAGTGGGCTGAGCAGACCGGGCGCGTCTTCGTGGTCTGCGACGGTCCCAAGGCAGCCGAAGGTGCGACGTCCTCCCAGGTCATGGCCGGTTACATCGGCATGGTCGAGGGGCCGACCGCTCTCAGGGCGTCCAGCTATGCCGCTGTCTACGGTCCGTGGCTGCTGTGCTCTGACCCGTCGTCCTCCATGTACGGCGCGGTCAAGTGGCTCCCGCCGGGTGGTGCGGTGCTCGGGCAGATGGGCCGTATTGACGTAGTCCGGCACCCGGCGAAGGCTCCGGCTGGTGTTGAATCTGTTCTCCCGAACGTCGTTGCGACCGAAGCACGGTTCACCGAAACCGAGCTGGACACCCTTTCAGACGCTCACGTCAATGTCATTCGGCTGATTCCTGGCTACGGACACGCGATCTGGGGTGCTCGGACCCTCAAGCGAGAGCTTCCGGACAAGTACGTCCCGGTCCGCCGGACGCTGATCTTCCTCCGAAAGTCGCTGGCTGACGAGACGCGGTGGGCTGTTTTTGAGCCGAATGGGCCGGACCTGTGGGAAAAGCTTCGGCTCAACGTCTCCAGCTATCTTTCCTTGCTCCGCAGGGCTGGAATGCTGCAGGGTCAATCGGACTCGCAGGCTTTCTTTGTCAAGTGTGATGGCGACAACAACCCGCAGAGTGAAATCAATGCGGGCCGCGTGAATATCGACGTCGGTGTTGCGCTCCGGTACCCGGCCGAATTCGTGATCATTCGCATCGGCCAGTTCGACGGTGGCACCGATACCACTGAGGAGTCCCTTTTCTAAGGACCGGGGGATAAATGCCTACGCAGACTACTCGACTTAAGGAAGACCCTCTCCGGAGTTTCCGGTTCCGGGTGCAGTTTGGTGACGGTGGCCGCTACCGTTTCGGCACCGGGAATTCGAACTCCACGGTCGAGGGTACCGCTGGGTTTATGAATGTGTCCGGCCTGTCTATGACAACTGAGGTCATCCCGTACCGTGAGGGCGGGATGAATACGACCACTCGAAAGATGCCCGGCCAGTCCGATTTCACGCCGATTTCTCTTTCGCGTGGTCTCATTGTCGGTGAGCCCAGCATGATGCTGTGGATGAATGACCTGTTCGACGCGCTGCAGGGCACTGGCACCACCGGTGGCGGTGGCCAGATCCCTGATTTCCGCGTCAACGTGGACATCTACGTGCTGGCCCACCCGTGGCCGGGTCCGAACCCAATCGCTCTTGCTGGCTGGCGTGTCTATAACGCTTGGCCAACCGCTATTTCCTTCTCGGACCTTGATGCTGGTGCCAACTCCATCATCGTCAACCAGATGACTCTGGCACACGAAGGGTGGACCTTCAAGCTGAATCCGGACATTAGTGGTACTGGCGTGGTTCTGTAATTAAATAGATATGGGAAAACGGCCGGAAGCGGCCGGAACACAGTCGATTAAAAGGAGAAACAGTGGAACGAATTATTGATCCTAATCCGGTCGCTCCGGCCGCGCCGTTGCTGCCTCCCAATGACCCGGGCGACCAGGCGATTCAGCAGCGTCGGGACCCGTTTGCGGACGCGGTTTCCCCTGTTGAGGACCCGTCTGTGCTCAATAAGGTCGCAGAGGTCCTGAGCAAGGCCATCGGCAACACCACGATGCCCGCTCCCGTCAGTGATGTCGTCGAACTTCCTGTCGGAATCGTGATTGACGGGAACGTGGTTCGCCATGCCCGCGTCCGAGAGCTTACCGGTATTGATGAGGAAGAGATTGTTCGCGCCTCCTCTACCGGTGATCTTGAGCGATTCGTTGATGCGCTTCTCCGTGGCGTGGTGAGCATAGGCGATAAGGTTGCCTCTGCCGATCTGCTGAACAAGCTCACGGTTGCCGACCGGGAAACCCTGATCATTGGGATCAGAAAGGTAACCTACGGCGAGGAAGTCGAGTTTGAGAAGGTTCGTTGCTTCAAGTGTGAGAAGGACTATTCATTGGTCTACGACTTGAACGACTTTCCGATCAACAAACTCGATGATCCTTCCCAGGCCATCTTTGAGGTTCAGCTTCGGCGCGGCCGTACCGCTCGCGTCCGTCTTCCGAACGGTTATGACCAGAAGGCGATCTTTTCGGAGATGCGGAACAAGAACCTGAACGCCGCTGAGACCGACTCTGTTCTGCTCTCCAGATTGATCGTTGACATCACAGACCAGAACAGGACTTACCAGGTCAGTACTGTTGAGGATGCACGGGCGCTGTCCATGGCAGACCGAAAGGCTATCCTTGACGCGATCAATAAGAAGAAGATCGGACCCGATTTTGAGGATGTCCTCGTTGACTGTCCCGAGTGCAATCAGCAGACTCCTGTGCCGCTGAACATCCCCATTTTGTTTCGCATGTGACCGAGAGAGCCTATACGACGCATACGAGCTGC